CCTCCAGTTTCTGTACTATTTTCGACAGTGAAATATCAACGCATGGCGGATAAACGCCCGGAACCGTCTGTATCTGTTCAATGCGATACTGCATATTGTCTTCTGTAACTGCAATATCTTGAACATCAAAAATAGTTGAATTTGATGCCAAAGGCACGCGAAGTACACGAACAATTTGAATATTCGCCTGTTTTGCAGCGTAATATCTTGTAATTCCTGTGCGCTGTTCATCATATCGCAGTGTTACCGGATTGTCTTTGAGCGCTTCCACAGCTTTATACCCCGGCTGTGCCTGATTAATGGTTTTATGAATCTTTACAATACCGCTGTTAAACGGCTGAGTAATATCATGTGCCGGTCTGTTCGGTTTCTGATGCATACGCATTCACCATTCTTTCATGTCGCATATCAAGAATCATAGATGTATAGTTATTTTCAAATACATCCAGCGCCTCGTCTCGCATATATCTGGAATATTCTAATAACAGTGTTCTGGCGGTACCATCCGCTTCGTAATTCATCTCTGCCCCTGCTTTGCGATTAAGATACATCATGCCGGAAGCGATGATTCCGCTGATTTTCTGATCAGTAGCTTCATCGCTCCATGTGATGTTTAAATGGTTTTTGACGGCATCCAGCAAACCTTCCGGCAGTTCTTCTCTGTTTACCGTCATAAGATTACTCCTCTTCGCCGTTATCCACTTCGCCGTTATCCACTACATTATCTGCACCAGCTGCGGTTTCTGTCAGCTCTACTTTATAAACTTTTGGCTGCAGACCGGAAATGTCTAAACGCTGGAATGCGTTATTGTCCATTGGAAAACCATTTGCATACAGTTTGATCAGATATACACGGCTGTCCTCTACAAACTGATAATGGTCACTGTATTCGATTTTCCCGTCTTTCTCCATACCTGCTGCTGCAAAGTATTTGTATGCAATACCGATAATTGCTTCACCTTCTGTCATAGCCGCAGACTGAACTACATCCATAGGATATGGCAGCACATCATTTCTGTAAGTGCCATCCGGTGCCATAACAGTAGTTGCCGGCATTACTTTGGAGAAGTAATCTTTCGGGCTTACAATCAAGATAACATCTTTGATTACACGCTGTTTACCGTTTTCGTCTGTTGCCATAGTAGCCAGCAAATTGCCGATAGTCACCGGATCAAATGTTTTTACAACCACTTTTTCTTTCTGTGGGTATACGCCATCTGTAACAGTTACGCCGCTGCCAACCTGTCTGTCCATGCCGATTGGCTGTTTTTTACCTGTACCGGTGATAATGCCATGTTCCAGACCATTTGCCAATGCTTCATACAGTACCTGACGAACAAAGTTATCTAACCATGCAGGACCTAAATCCAGCAGACCTTTACAAACAGGCAGGAATGCAGATAATTTCAGTAAGCCTGTATCTACTTCTTTGAAACCGGCCAGGATTTCTTTTACAACGGAATCACACAATTCGCCCCACTGTGCCTCCTGTGGAGCACCTGCGCTCATCAGCATTTTTACAGCTGCACCGGTCTGAATGAAATTGATTTTGCTTAACAATGGATGTTCTGTACGCAGATCGTCAAATACAGAAGTTAAAACAGTTTCCGGCATTACCAGATTTGCATTTGCCAGTGCCTGCTGCGGTGTTCTGCTGCGCAATGCATCGGTCAGTTTCTGATAATAGGTGGTTTCTTCACTGGTTAGCTGGCGAATGCCACGCGCCTGCAGGATAGCAGAGTCTTTTTCATCCTGCATTGCTTCAAATTTTTCTGCTGTCTGGCGAGCTACTTCGCCCATCATTTCTTCCATTGCCTGTACATAAGCTTCGGAATCATCTGTTTTCAGTGCATCCATCATTTTCTGCTGATATGCTTTTACTGTATCATTGTTTTTCATAGTCATAATTCAATCATCCTTTCAAATTTAGGCATTAAAAAAACCGGTTAAAATCTGCATCAGAGATTTTTCCGGTTCTTTTGGTTCTGCAGGTTTCGGTTCCTGCTGTTTCAATTTTTCATACAGTTGTTTTGCGATACTGTCTACGTCAAACTGGACAGGTTCAGCATCTTTTTTTGCCATTTTTGCAAACAGAAGTTTTCTCGCATTCTGGCTTGGTTTGTCGCTTGTTCCATTGCTTTCGATAGCAGTAGCAAAGCCCCATGACAGAGCATCGCCCGGAGCAATCCAGCTTTCATTGTTCATCAATTCTTTTACCTCTTCTTCAGTGATGTTTACACCGGAGAGATATGCAGATACAGAAGCCTGGTTGATAGTATCCAAATCCTCTGCCTGCTTGCGCAGTTCATCCGCATTACCGCTGGCCCATGTCCAGGCATTATGAATCATCAACAAGGAAGATTCATTCATAATACGTTCATCGCCAGCCATGAAGATTACGGAGGCGATAGAACACGCGAAGCCATCACATACAGTAACGACTTTTGCTTTGTGGCGCTTCAGAGAATTGTAAATAGCCAAACCTTCTGCAACTTCGCCACCGTAAGAGTTGATGTACACATTGATTTTATCTACATCCAAATCTGCCAGTTCTTTCGATAGATTGTAGGCACTCACTTCGCCAAGTTCTTCCCAAGGCCAACTTGTGATATCACCGTAAATGTGCAAATCAGCTTCTCTTTCAACCTGCGTCAATTGATACCATTTTTTCATTTCGTTTCACCTCCCTGCACTGATTTGAGAACTTCTGCTATTGGTGCGTAGTTCTTCGTGATAAAATGTTCATTCGCCCATTCTTCATCGATTGGAGGAATGCCGGCTGCCTGCAAAATCATATTGACTGTAAACACGCCGGAAGAAACAAGCTTGTCTACATTATTCGCCTGAGCAAACATATCAAAGTGAATCAAACTGGACGTATCGATGCGCAAATAACTGCCGCGTTTCCACTCATTATAGCCATAGCGTTTACGATTGATTTCTTCCTGCAACTGGTCGCATAACGGGTCAATGCAGATAGTCAGCCACCAGTTCATAACATCAGTCATACCGGCAACTTCACCGGACTGCAGAATCTTCGGAACATTAAACGCTTTTGCAGTGAATTCAAAGATATCGTCATACAAAGCTTTGATGTCCCTTGATGTTCCTCTGCCTGTTGGCGCCATATTCTGAAAATTGTAACCGTTGTATTCCGGCAGGATAGCGTTTTCAGACTGCAAAAACGGTTTGATCTGATTTTCCAACATTTTTGCAAAATTTTTCGTAAAGGCTTCATCGCCCTGCGGTGCACTGTCAAGATGCACTTTCCAGTGCTGGCCGAAATCATATCCAAACGCTTTTTGCGCAGCAGCAATCATTCTGCTGTATGTGTCATACATCATATCCAGTACCTTTTTCACATCATCATTGTTCAATGTCAGGTGCAGTACATCGGATTCATAGAAATTTTTGCGGTAAGACACATCACCCACGACTACATTCTGATACACGTTTTCACGTACCGGATATGCATGCAGTTTCGTAAAGCTGTCCGCAACGCTCAAATACTGAATGCCATTGGCTTCGCTTGCGATAATCAATACCTCATTTTCCGTATAGAGTTTTGCAATCATCTTATGCAGAAATGCTGTACTGTTTTGGTTCGGATTCGGCTCTACATTCCAGGTATAATACTCTCTGTCCTTAATCTCTTTTCCGCCTGAATAGGTTTTGAATTCACACTTTCCTAGAGCATTTGCAATCATATTTACGCAGGTGAAAAAGGCAAGCTGCCGCAAGCTGTATTCCTGTGCCAGTTCAATAAATACTCGACAATCCACACCGGTTCCAGTACTCTCCTCTGTGGCTGTTTTGCCTACAAGCCATGTAAAAAACTTAAATGCCACTTTCTCACCTCCTTGTCAGAATGTAAATACTTGAATCATTTCAGGCGGCACAATCGGCTGACCATCTCCAAGCACCGATTCTACTGTCATGCTGGCCACCAGAGCCATGAATGGGTCTGTTTTTCTGCTTTTTGCTTCAATTTTCGCATAGATAAAGTTGCCAGTGTCGCTACCTTCTTTACGACTGGAGCGAACACGCTTTGTGTTATTGACCGCCCATCGCAAATGCGGCACATCGCCCCATGAAAACAAATTCCGGTTGAAGCATTCCTGTATCACCGGTTCTACCTGCATAATATCGCTTGGTCTTACCAGTTTTACTTTGTTTTTATCCTTTGCGTCAAAGCCGATACGCCTCAAACTATCCGCCATTAGCGTCCATCGGTAATGGTCCATGGCAAGCATTTTGATATTGTACTTCCTCCCGGCCTCTGCGATAT